TACCAGTTCTATTTTCCCTTATAAGAGAAATTATTATGAAAATTTATACAGAAATAAATTATGAGTGGCTAGATGGACAGCTAATCGAAACATCTTACAAGTCCTTTGAGTATACTGGATAACTTTCCCATTGTGGTGGAGGTGGCGGAGGAACGCTAGGATCTATAGCATCTTCAGCATCTGATGTAGGAGGATCAGTCGTAAGTGCGGCAACAGATACGGTAAGTGGTGCAGGAAGTGAAATAGCCGGATTAGCAGGTTCAGCAGTAAATAACGCTACCGGAGCAGTAGGTGATGCGGTTGGAGCAGTAGGAGATGTGGCTGGAGCAGTAGGTGATGTTGCGGGAGGAGCCGTTGGAGCAGTAGGTGATGTTGCCGAGGGAGCCGTTGGAGCAGTAGGTGATGCGTTAGGAGCAGGGATGGATGAACTAGGAAGAGTTCCCGGTAATGTGTTAAAAATTGCAAAGAATCCTTTAGGAGCTATTACAGGTGGTGCAATGAATGCGACCGAAGGAGTTGGAGCAGGTGCAACGGCAATAGGAGATGGTGGAAAAGGTGCTCTAGGAAAACTCAGACAAAATAATCCATTCTTAGCCGCTAAAAAAGGTAAAAAATCAGGTAGAGGTTCCGCTAAATTTAGACGACCTACCTCTTCTTTAGGTAAAATTAATAAATAATAATAATTAATGGAAACTATTAGCGTTAATTCCTTTGAAGGGGAAAAACAAGGTAAAGTAGCAGGAATGTATACGAACCTTTCTTCAGGTCGTTGGACATTTTTAGATAGGGCAAGATCAGCATCCGAAATAACTATACCATCCTTATTACCTGCTGATGGACATACAGGTTCTTCAATCCTACCTAGTCCTTATCAATCTATAGGAGCAGAAGGCATAAATAATTTATCTAGTAAGTTATTACTTTCCCTACTACCTCCTAATGCACCTTTTTTTCGTTTAGTTATAGACGATGCCGAATTAGAAGCTTTAGTATCAGAACAAAAAGGACAAGCTGAAGAGGCTTTAGCGAAGATTGAACATATGGTAATGCAGGAAATTGAAGTGAGAGCATTTCGAGTTCCTATATCAGAAGCACTAAAGCATTTACTTATTGCTGGTAATGTTTTAATTCATTTACCTGATAAAGAAAAGATGAGAGTCTTTAAATTAGATAGGTATGTGGTTAAACGAGATTCGATGGGTAATGTTTTAAAGATAATTGTAAAAGAATCTCTTTCTCCTTTATCCCTTCCAGATAAAGCAAAGGAATTACTTCCAGCACCAGAAGAAGATGAGATTCCAAATTCTACCGTAGATCTTTATACTTGTGTATATTGGTCAGGTAAAGTTTGGAAAGTTCATCAAGAATTAGAAGGAGAAGTAGTGCCCGGAAGTGAAGGTACTTATCCTAAAAATAAATGTCCCTTTCTTGCTCTTAGATTTACCCATATAGATGGAGAAGATTACGGTAGAGGATTTGTAGAAGAGTATATTGGAGATTTAAAATCTTTAGAAACTTTAACGAAAGCTATAGTAGAAGGAAGTGCGGCAGCTTCTAAAGTTTTATTCTTGGTTAGACCTAATGGATCAACCAGAATTAAAACACTAGCCGACTCTCCAAATGGTGCTATTGTAAGTGGAGATGATCAAGATGTTTCCACATTACAGTTACAAAAATCTGCTGATTTCCGTGTGGCACAAGAAACGATCAGAACATTAGGAGAAAGATTGTCACGTGTGTTCCTTATGAACTCTTCAGTTAGAAGGGATGCAGAAAGAGTTACAGCAGAAGAAATTAGAATTGCGTATCAAGAATTAGAGATAGCATTAGGTGGAGTATATTCTATTCTATCTCAAGAGTTTCAACTTCCCTTGGTTCAACTCATTATGAACAAAATGCAAAAGGAGAAGAAGTTACCGAAGTTTCCTGATGAGTCTTTGAAACCTATGATAGTCACAGGTGTTGAGGCACTTGGACGTGGACAAGACTTAAACGAGCTAGCAGGATTCTTACAACATTTATCACCTCTTGGACCTGAAGTGGTTCAGAGAGAGTTAAATGTAGGTGAGTATATTGATCGTTTAGCGGCTTCACTTGGGATTGATTCTCAAGGGTTGTTGAAAACCGAGGAACAGAAACAACAAGAACAACAAGCAATGCAACAACAACAAGAACAGGCAATGCAACAACAAATGGTGGCTAAAGTAGCAACTGATGTAGCACCCGAACTTGCCAAAGGAGCAATGCGACAACCTAATTAAGGAAGGAAATTATGGCAGATACAAACGTAATAGAAACACACGAAGATCAAGCTCCTGAAAGTCAAGAACATATACAGGAGATGATTGATAAAGCTGAAAGAGTTCAGAGTGTTCCACGTGATGATGGACAACCCACATGGTTGCCTGAAAAATTTGAGAGTCCAGAAGATTTAGCAGAAGCTTATTCTCAACTGGAGCAGAAATTATCTTCACGTGACACTCATCAGACAGAAAATGTAGAAGATACAGAACCTTCTTCGTCTCCTCAAACTGCCTCTATAAATGAAGTAAGTGAGGCACTTGGAAAACAAGGAATAGATTTCAATAAATACGCATATGAATATGCTCAAAATGGAACAATAAGTGATGAATCTTATGGGGAACTAGAACAGCAAGGACTCTCCCAAGATGTAGTAGATACATGGATAGCTGGACAGCAAGCTATCGCAGATCAAACAGTTGCTCAAGCTCATGAAGCAGTAGGTGGATTAGATGAATATAATTCATTGTTAGAATGGGCAGGTAACGCATTACCAGAAAAAGAAATAGACGCTTTTAACCGTGCTATAGAAAATCCTAATACAGATGATGTAGTTTTCACTGTCAAATCCTTACATGCAAGGAGAATGATGGAGGATGGACAAGCACCAACACTTTTACAGGGTGATACTGGAGGAACAAAAGTAGGCTCTTTTCAGTCCGTAGCTCAACTGACTAAGGCTATGAATGATCCTCGTTATCAAAACGACCCTGCTTATAGGGATGAAGTGACTTCTAAATTATCACAATCATCCATTATGTAACACTCCTTAATACTACAGACATAGTAAATAAAGCCCATTGAGGTGGATAACTTTGATTGAACAGTTGTGGTTATAAACGGAGACTTTTATAACTAAATGCTGGAAATAACTCTAGCGTAACTTTAATCAAAAAGGAATAATATGGCACTTCAAGGAGCCTCAAACGCTTTGAACGCTGCGGCACAACGTAGTGGACAAACCAATGCGGCAGGTGACGTAAGGAATTTATATTTAAAACTTTACGCAGGTGAAGTCATGACAGCTTTTCAAACGAAAAACATCATGATGAACCATTGCCGAGTTCGCTCAATTAAAAAAGGAAAATCTGCTCAGTTTATTATGACAGGTAAATATCGTAATGCTGAGTACCATACACCGGGTAATGAGATCATGCCGGATGTGGTAGCAAAGAATGCAGAGAGAGTAGTCTCTGTCGATGATCTCTTAATTGCTGCACAATTCGTCCCTAATATTGATGAGGCAATGCAACATTTTGACATCCGTTCAGTCTACACACAGGAATCAGGTTATGCACTTGCAAAAGCGGCTGACCAGAATATCCTACGTATGGCTGTAAAAGCTGCCCTTACTACGAATAAGGAACGTGCAAGTAAAATGATTCAAGATTACGATTCTTGGGATGATGAAGATTTCTCAGCAAACGTAACCTATGCCGCTAACTTTGCTAATTCAAAAAAGGCCGCCTATTTCATGGAAGGTCTTATTGAAGCTAAACGAATCTTAGAAAGTGCGGGAGCACCTCTGGACGATCTCGTTTGTGTAATGGCGACAGATCAATACTATTCTCTATTTAAGACTACGACAAACAGTGAGGATATTACTGCTTTGACTATGTTCAATAGAGACGTAGGTGGAGGTGGATCAGTCAAAGATATTGATCTCCCAACTATCGCAGGAATTCCTGTAGTTAGAACTCCACATATGGGAACTTTAGGTGCTTCGGCATGGACAGGTTCATTGTGGAATACTGCTAACCCTGCTGTTTCAACTGGTCAAGCACCACTTGCAAACACGGCAGGATCAGGTAGGGCTGCTCATTATAATCTTCCTTCATCCTACACAGCAGCAACTGCTACAGGTAGTAATGTCGGTGCCGTTGGTGGTCTTGACGGTACATCTGCTGTTAATCTAGAGGATGAATCTTTAACAGTTCGTGCTCTAGTTATGCACAAAGATGCTGTGGCTACTGTGAAACTGATGGATCTCTCCGTTGAGTCTGAGTATCAGATTGAACGTCAGGGTACTCTGATTGTTTCAAGGTATGCTATGGGTCATAACGTACTACGACCAGCAATGGCTGTAGCTATGATGGCTCCTGCATCTTAATCTAAATAGAGGGCAACAGGAGGTTCTCTTCCAAACGGAGTGGACCTTCCTCTCTCCATTGCCTCCTGCTCTGCCCTCTTTCTTATATATAAATATATGGCAACACTAACATCAACTTCAAAATTAGATGCTGTCAATTCAATTCTAATTGGTATAGGTGAAGCACCTGTAAACACATTAGGATCAGGATTACAGGAAGCAGAAATTGCTGAAGTTACTTTAGATAATGTAAGTAGAGAAATACAATCAAGAGGATGGACTTTTAATACGGATCTCAGATATACGTTATCAAAAAACTCAGACGGTATAATAAATTTACCTTTAAATTGTTTGAAAGTAGATGTGACCTCAGTTCTTAGAGATTATGATACAGATGTAGTTGAAAGAGATAGGAAATTATATGATAGAGTTAAAAATTCTTTTGTATTTACAGAAGATATTGAAACAGATATAGTAGTTCTTTTAGAATTCCACGAACTTCCTGAGAACGCTAGAAGATTTATTACTCTAAGAGCCGCTAGAAAATTTCAAGAAAATATCTTAGGATCATCAACTCTTTCACAACTTCAAGCAGATGAAGAACAGAATGCTCTTTTTGCTCTGAGAGAAGCAGAAGCAGAAGTAGGAGATTATACTATATTTGATCAGTATGATACTTACCGTCATTTAGATAGACACATAAATACAACTAATTCTACACTAACATAATATGGCATTAGTTTCCAAATCAATACCCAATCTTATTAATGGTATATCTCAACAACCACCAGAAATAAGATTACCTTCACAAGCGGAAGTTCAAGAGAATGGACTTGCTTCAGTAGCTAAAGGATTAGAAAAAAGACCGGGTAGTGAGGTAGTTCAAAAATTAAATTTTACACCTACTGGTTCTTACCTTATTCATTCTATACGTAGAGATGAGAATGAGTCATATACTATTATTTTAGGTAAATCTGGAACAACAAAATTCTTAAAAATATTTGATAGTGCAGGTAATGAGATGCCTGTGCAAGGAAGTAATAATGCTCAAACTCCAACCTTTGCTACATTAGCCGATTCCCACCTTTCGTATTTCTCTGAAGTAACCGACTTCGCAACCGAAGTTAAGGCTACTACAGTTACCGATACCACCTTTTTTGTTTCCAATAATAAAGTAGTCACACGTGCTGGTGCAGATAATAAAACATCTCGTCAAGATAGTGGAAGTTACCTATCTTCACGTGGCTCAGATGGACTAGCTTCTAGTTCTTATGAAGCTTTAGTATATGTTAAACAAGGTGGATTTAATAGTAAATATGTCATTAAAATTAAAGTTGGTAGTACATTTTATAAAGTTGCTTATCAAACTCCAGCCACACAACCAGTAACAAACCAAGAATATATTGGTACTGATACCATTGCAAAAGTATTAAAAGAGGGAGACAGTGCTCTTGATGGAACTGGATGGGGATCATTCGATGCCACAGATGCCGCAGAGTTAAAAAAGACAGGTTTTGGTGGTAGAAAACCAGCAGAAAA